TGCGCGGAGTCACCGGACGAGCCGATCTGCGCGGAGTCACCGGACGAGCCGATCTTCGCGGAGTCACCGGACGAGCCGATCTGCGCGGAGTAACCGGACGAGCCGATCTGCGCGGAGTCACCGGACGAGCCGATCTGCGCGGAGTCACCGGACGAGCCGATCTTCGCGGAGTCACCGGACGAGCCGATCTGCGCGGAGTAACCGGACGAGCCGATCTGCGCGGAGTCACCGGACGAGCCGATCTGCGCGGAGTCACCGGACGAGCCGATCTGCGCGGAGTAACCGGACGAGCCGATCTTCGCGTAGTAACCGGACAGATTCGTTCCATTCGTTTTTTCAAGTGTAAAATCAATGCACGCTTTCAAGAACCCTTTAAGTCCGAGTTTTGCGCCGACGTGAATTTTATTTGTTGCCCGCTTTTCTCCGTCATTCCATACCTGACCCAATGCTTCCACTTCCGCAAATTCAGACAAATTTCCGTTGCCATCCACGAGGTCGTAATGGTTCAGAACCTCCCACGGGTCCTCGTAGAAATGCATAACGCCTTTATAGCAGCATCCCTCACCGTACTCCTCATATGTCGTGTTTTCCTCGCACTGTTTCCCTCCGCAGGAAAAATCTTTCTCGAATCCCTTAAAACCTTTCATTCCCATTGCCTTTTCTCCTTTCATGTGCTATGATGATGTTGTCTTTTTATGGATGCCCTTCGTCTCTCCGGAGGGCATTTTTTATATTCTCAACCACATCTGGAACACTCTGTCTTTCTTCTTTTTTGCCTTTTCCGCTTCTGTTCTCTTTCGCTTCTCCTCCGCGTCAACCGCCAGAAAAGCAAGGAATCCAAGAATCATCAGTGAAAAGCACCAGAAGAACCCGCCCCAGTTGATGTCGCTGATGGCCACGAGCGCCGCCACCCAAAGCATTACTTCGGCTGCTACAATCTTTTTTTTCAATGTTTCACCCTCCATTTCTCCAGCTCCACGGTATCAAACACTAATGGACTGTTTCTTTTCAGCGGGTTAATTTTTCGTACAACGCCCGCTGGTGCGTACCTCTCGGCGCGCTCGAGCACTGTTTCCCCCAACAGGGGATTCTGCATTTTCAGCAATTCCGATTTCCGCATATACCGCGCCGGATACGATATCCGACTTTCTTCTTTTTCTTTGATCCGGACTTCTCGTCCCAGAAACATGAAAATCATTTTTTCTGCTTCTGCTTTCGTAATTTCTTCCATCCGGGGAACCTCCTTACTACATCACCAACACGGCCGCCACAACCGTTATCAGCACCACGAAAGTTACCAGCCACGCCGTAAACCAGAATTTTGCTCTTATTCTGGCTTCTCGTATCACGCTGACTGCGAAGCCTTCCGCCTGCTCCCATGTCGTTTCTTCCATGTTCCTCCTATGATTCTGCCCAAACAAATTTACCTTTTCCTGTTTTCCTTCCGCTTCTCATTGCATTGGAAATAGTACACGGAGCAATTCCAAAATAATTTGCCGCTTTCCTAACAGATTCAAAAACGATTCCTGTTTCTACGTGTTGGATCGCTTTTCTATGGCTATATCCAAAATCTTTCGGTTTGTAACCATTTCTTAAAATTTCTTTTGCCCTTTTTTCTGCATAAGATTTTCCTCCTGTTTTTATCCAATACTTGATGAGCGCCCTATCTATTCCGAGTTTTTCTGACCAAACAGTTTCCGGAAGGATTTCTCCGTTCACATCAATGAAAATCGTGTTTCTTCGATTGTTTAGATTTTCTTTTCGTGAAATCCACCTGCAGTTATCTGGAGAATAATTTCCGTTATTATCACGTCTGTCTAAATCTAAGCCCTTTTGATATCCATTCTCTAAACACCAACTTAAAAACGGCTCAAATTTTTCCCATTCATCACAAACTTTTATTCCCCGTGCTCCGTAATTTTTGTACGCTTTGCATTTTGGATTTTTGCATCTTTGTTTCATGGCTTTCCAAGCCCAGTAGATGCTTTTATTTTCCGTCCTTATGGACACTTCTGTTTCCTCCTATCACGTTCCCTTTTTCGTCCAGCCAGTCCCACAGGTAGCGGCCTTTCCCTGAGTTTCGCCACTGTCCAAGACCCCTGAGCATTCCGTAATCAAGCCACTCTATCACGGCTCCCGCCAATCCATCAGTCAAGCACTGCACCGTGAATTCGATCCACGCCCCCGCCGGGATGCTCTCGCTGTTGGCTAACGCCACGCGCTCGCCCTGCGGTGTCTGTCCTCTCAGCGGCCGCTCGCAGTTTCCGATCTCTCCGTCAAAATGAATCGGGATCTGACGCTCTTTCACGAAAATCAGCCCGTCAATCTCTTTCTTGTACGCCTTAATTTTCGAGCTTTTCGTGTTCGGAACCTTACGCAGCATTCCGGCCGCATCTTTGAAAAATCCCTTAATCTGGTAGTCCCAATAGATCGGCACGCACTCTTTGTTTCTCGGGAAAACGGTCATTGCTTTCTCAATCGTCTCTTCCACGCCTACTGCTTCGACCTCTTCCTTCTTGCTCGGCGCGTTCGGCGCAAGAGACGCAATATAGGTCTTGTGAATCTCCTTATCTGCCGCCGCTGTTCCAAGAATTTCCTCGGTGAATGTTAATCTTACTTTGATTTCCTGCATGTTGCTTTCTCCTTTTCGTTTTTATTTTTTGATTTCGGCGCTCTGCCCTCTTCGCTGCGCACCTGCGTATCAATCCGCCGCACTTCATTTCCTTTGCTTGTCCGCTCGCATCTATGAATTGCCTTGTTATGCCGTTGCTCATCCTGGCTTCCAGTGCTATTCCTTTGCTCCGACCTGCGATTCCTTTCCGTAGCATTCCGGTTCGTTGGCTCGCTGTACCATGCCCTCGCTCAGCTCTACTGTTCGGCGCCATTCCATGGCTTTTCGTTGCCCAGTCTTTCATGGCTATTCCTTTGCTTTTCAGCTCATGACGGTGCATCACTATTCCATAGCCCTTCTACTCAACGTTTTTCCTTGCCATCGCTGATCATGCCCACGCGTTGCTACTCCTTTGCATCTCTATGCTAGTCTATTCTTTTCCTTGCCATCGCATTTCAATTCTCCGCTGCGCTTTTCCTTAGCATCGCCATCATAGCTATGCCATTGCGGATAGAATTTTGTTGACGAAATATCTCTGCCCTTTCCCCGTTACTTTCGGGGTGCGGCTGATCCGAACATTTCCGTTCGGCTGGGTTATGGTTGACTCCTTAATCTCCATAACGCCGAGGTCCATGCTCTTCTGCGTCGGCATATTGTAACTGGCTCCGTCCTTCCGGATCAGATAACCGTGTTCCCGCATCCACTGGAAGAGCCGCTTCTCGCCGATGTCAACCCCGTTTTGCTTAATCAGCTTTGCGAGGTCGCCGATCAGAATTGACGTTTTGCTTGCGCTCACCGCGTCCGCGAAAATCTCTTTCGGTCGCATCCGTTCAATCGTCCGGTTCTGCTCCTCAATGGTTTTCTGCGCTTCGAGGACTGCCAGAGCAAGTAACTCTTTGCCCTGCGGTGCTGTCTGCTGATACCCGCCGGTTTTCCGGATCGCCGGGAGAACCTCCGACGTTATCCAGTGCTTGAATCTCTTTGCTTCTTCCATCTTGCTCGAGAGAATCAAGCTATACAGCCCGGATTCGTTAATCAGCGTCACTTCCCGTCGCTGACCTGCCAGAACGATTTGTTCGGTCAGCTTGTCCTCGGCGTCTACGTGGTCCCGAATGGCTTTCTGCTGGTTCTGGTACTTCAAGACCTTTGCGATACTGGAGCCAACGAACCACGGTTCTCCGTTTCGCATCTCGATTCGAATACTCCCGAACTCTGCATTCGTGATAATCATTTCGTTCATGCTTCCACCTTCTTTCTGTGGTCAAGAAAAAGCTATTTTCTTACCGAGCAGCGCTTGTGATGCTCAATATATGTTTTTATATCTTTTTCTTATTCTTATTCTTATTCTAGGGGCGTTACTGTGACGCTACGTCCCTGTTAGCGTAACGTTATGATAACGTTACTAAGCAAATTGCAATGACCCTGTTTGCGTTTTGCCGTTAAAAAAGATTGATGATCTGAACAACCAGTGATACGAGTGATGCCGCAAGCATAACCAGTGAGCCAATGTGCGCTCTTCTCGTACACTTAACGATTTTCTCCCATGCTTCGATACGCCGCAGGTCGTCTTCGTCAAATTCGTACTCGCCGGATTCATCGAAGCATGTATCTTCTACATCTCTATTCACTTTTCCGCTCCTTATGTTTTCTGTAACCGGGCTTTGTCGGCTTCTTCTCTATCGCGAAGTGCCGAAAGATAGATGATGACCATGTTCTTACTGTCTTCTGGCAGTGACATGAAAATATCTGCAAATTTCTTGCAATCTTCTTTATCTTTTTCTGCTACCATGTACTCACCTCCTTTGTACTTTGTACACTCTCAATATAGCACTATGTACATACTTTGTCAACATGTTTTTTCGTACTTTGTACGATTTTTTCTATTGATATTTTGCTCATTCTGGTGTAAACTATCATTAGACAGGAGGTGAAAATGTTGCATGAAAGATTGAAAATGCTGCGTAAAGCCTTAAACATAGGTAGCCAGCAAAAATTCGCAAACGATCTTGGGATATCGTTTTCGAACGTCTCAAGTTATGAGATGGGAAGGCGAACCCCTTCTGATGCCGTCATTAAATTAATTTGCGAGAAATATAATGTGCGGGAAGAATGGCTCCGAGATGGAGAAGGTGAAATGTTTCGTGATGTTGATGTAGACTTCGGAACTATATGTGCCGAAATCGGAATTGAAGACTTGAAAGCCAAAGAAGCAATTATGAAATATTATCATCTTTCAAAAGAAGACAAGGAACTTTTTTGGAAGTTCATGGATCGCTTTTCGAAATAAAAGAAGCAGGGGTCAATTCCCCTGCTTCTTATTTTCCGCGTATAATCTTTTTACAAAGCCATAAATCATATCAATGTACGCTGGATTGTAAATTTCGTCTACCATCTGTTTTATTTCTTTCTTTTTGTCTTCCGGTTGTTCATCTCTCATGATTATGTACCTCCCTGACAGTCTCAATCAAAATAGTGATACCACGATTATGGAACATTCGTTCGAGAATGTCAACCGTGCGCCACGTATCTGCCTATTTCGATATACAGAATCGCTAATTTTTCAACTTTTTTCTCCCCTCCTTATTGACAGTTTTTAAAAATATGATAAAATTTTCCGTATAACATCTTTATACTTATATTACACCGGATACCGCACAAGATGTTGACGTAATTTCATGTGTGCTTGCTCTTTTGCTTAATAATTTTCGTCAGAATCTTGATACAAAGGGGGAATTTAAGGTGACTACAAAGAAAGAGATGTTAGACACATTTGCGGAAAATCTGGAAAAAGAGCGCATAAAACTCGGGTATACTCAATGTGACTTCGCGCAAAAGCTGGGAATTTCGGCATCTTCTTACCGGAACATCATTTCCCGCCGCGTGGACACGTTCAGCATCATGCTTGCGCCGAAACTCTATGAGCTGACAGGAAGATTCTTATACGAGATGTTCGGGCAACGCAGTATCGAGATTGAAGTGCTGAATAAATTCCGCAAATTAACAGATCGGCAGAAAGCCTACATAAACGCCAAAATAGAATTCGAGCTTGAGATGAAAGCCAAAGAAGAAGATCCAGCGAACATGTTGGATGTCCTGCTTCTGACAGGAAACATGGAAGATGGGATGATTCTGGATTCAGCGCATGAAGAGCATGTGTATTGCCCGGAATATATCGAGAAATACGGAGAGCGGCTGCACTGTGGCATCCGGATAACATCGAACCACTTACATCCCGTATATATCAAGGGTGATATCATCGGAATCTCGAAGCGGCCGCCCAGGGACGGTGATACGTGCGTCCTGGTCAATAAAAAGAACGGGCGGGCGTACATCCGTAAATTTATCCAGTCGGAACCGTGCAGAATGGAGCCGATAAACGGGTATGGGGATATCATAACCATAGATCCCAACAACCCGGACGAGATGAGGGAATGGGTTAAATTTGGCGTGGTTATAACGGTTCTGCGCAGATAGGGGGAGTCAATATGGCAGAGACAAAATATTGCAAACATTGCGGACAGGTTATTGATGCGGATTGTGTCGTGTGTCCTAAGTGCGGAAAGCAGGTTGAGGATCTTAAAACAGATCAGAAGAACGTTATTATTAATAACAACAACAGTAGCAGCGCATCCTCTTCTGCTTCTTCATCAGCAGCTGCGGCGGCGAGTGCAAGCCAAGGAGTATACGTCACAGGAAAGCCAAAAAATAAATGGGTTGCTTTCTTTCTGTGTCTTTTTACTTTATGCGGACACAAATTTTACGAAGGAAAGTTCGGAATGGGTATCCTGTACCTCTGTACTATGGGTCTTTTCGGAATAGGCTGGATTATCGACCTGTTTGCGATTCTCGGAAAACCGAATCCGTATTATGTATAGATAATAAAAAATGGCCTAACAGACTGTGGCGCAATCTGTTAGGCCTTTCATAAGAGGTTACTCCCCGGAAGGAATAATCTAATGAACATGATTATGTTATCACACTTCCGGCGGCTTCGCAAGTGGAACGGGAAAATTTTCGATTTTTTTCGACTATTTTTTCCCGTCTGTTTGCGGCCGCTTTTTTGCACCCATTTTGCGCCGTCTCTGTGGCTTTTCCAGCCACTAAACGAAAGGAGCCTATAGATGGCAAAGGCGAAATATACAAAGCAAAAGAACGGGTATTTTCAAGCCCGTGTGTGGGATGGAAGTTATGTTGATGGAAAAAAGCACTACATCACGATCCGATCGAAGAAAAGCAGTAAGGATCTGGACAAAGGTGGCAGCCTACAACGACAAGATTAAGAACCTCGAAACCGTCCGAGACAAGAACATCCTGTTCCTGGACTACGCCGGGCGGTGGCTGACAGTCTACAAAGCCGAAGCGACGAACAACACGAAGCGGATGTACCGGAACATCATCGAAAAGCATCTGCGGCAGATGGACGGCGTGCGGCTCTGCGATGTCCTGCCGATCCACTACCAGACAGTCCTTAACGACGCGGCCGGAAAGAAACGCATCCAGCAGCAATTACAGATCACGTTCTCTCAGATCATGAAGGCCGCGGTACATGACCGTTTATATCCTGCCAACCTGTTCGAGGATCTAAAGGACGTGATGAAGCCGATTGACTACAAAGCAGATGAAAAGCGGCCGCTGACCGCAAACGAGAAAAAGGCGATGCAAGATGCTGAGTTATCCCCATCTGATCGAATTTTTGTGGATATCCTGTACTGTACCGGATTAAGATGTGGAGAAGTTCTCGCCCTTACTCGGTTCGATATTGATTTTTCCGAAAAGATCATCAACGTGAACAAGGCCGTTGAATTTGATGATGCAGGAAAGCCGAGCATCAAAGAACCGAAATCGAAGAACGGATTCCGGCAGGTTCCAATTCCGCCGCAGCTCTATACGTCGCTGGAAAGCTACGTGCGGTTCTGCATCAAGGGAACACTTCTGTTTTCCATGCAGGGCGGCAAAATGGTGTCTAAATCCTCTTACCGCCGGAAGTGGGAAAGAATCATAAAGGAAATGAATAGAGTCGCTGAAAAGCCCGTCTGCGGACTCACAGCCCATATTTTCCGCCACAACTATTGTACATCGCTTTGCTACCAGATCCCGCGTATCTCGATCAAGAATATTGCGTCTCTCCTGGGGGATGACGAAGCAATGGTTTTGAGGATTTACAATCACATTATGCTGGAAAAAGAGGATACCGCCGGAGCGGTGGAAGCTGCTCTTTCCATGTGACACAAAAATGACACATTTACATTCCTCTACATTCCTCTACAATACCTTACTTTGATTTTCCGATAATTTCATTCCGACAACGTAAAAAGGCTGAAAACCCTAATAAAATCAAGGGTTTCCAGCCTTTTCAATTAGTGAAGCATCGGGGATTCGAACCCCGGACAACTTGATTAAAAGTCAAGTTTCCTTACCACCTAAAATGCCCATAAATACGCCATTTTCCAACACTTACATGACACGAAAATGACACATTCAGATTCTAGCATATTGTGTCCATCATGTCAAATAAAAAACCGCGTCAATTTTTGACACGGTTTTTCTACAACTCATTTTTCTCTATCTTGCTCCACTACTTTTTCCAGAAGATTGAGCACGTATGAAGGTGGCTTTCTTTCCCCGCTCTCCCAATGGCACAGGGTCCCTTTTGGGATCCCGTACCGCTTGCAAAACTCCCCTTGTGAAAGTCCGGAATGCTCTCTTATTTCTTTAATTGTCATTCTTCCTCTTTTTTCTTTTCCATCCATTCTTTGTTTTTTGCTATCGCGTTATAACTTTTTTCTATTTTCTCCTCAAACCTTTTCTTTTCTTTTTCCATCATTTCACGCTCGTTTTCAATTTTGTTTATAACTTCGTTTGTGATTCCTTTATTTTCCCGGATCACTTGTCTGGTTTTTCAAGTGTTTTTGCTTTTTTCACATAAAAGAGTCGTGTCAAAATGGCACGACTCTTTTATTTTTTTCTCATGCTTCTTTTTCCGCGAGATCGAGGTCTGATCCATCGAGAAATTCCCCGTCTTCGTCCGTATTACAGTATTCGAGCGCGTATTCGTCTGCAAATACGTATCCGCCGCTTTTCTTGTACGAGCATTTGTATTTGTTTAACTCGGCTTTTGCTAATCCGTACTGGTCGCTAGACCAACGTTTCAGCTCTTCCGGGTTTGCGTTTTCACCGCAAACACAATCTCCTTCGACGAAATTATCAAATTGTTTCTTTGTGTAGCTTCCTACACCATGTTTTAAAATTATCGTATTGTAATACATTTCTGTTTTCTCCTTTTCTGTTTTTTCGGTATCCTCTTTTACTACTCTCTCAAGCAGTTCAAGCACATACCCCGGCGGGTTTCTTTTTCCCGCCTCCCATCCCTCAAGAGTCCTCTTCGGGATGTTGTATTTTCTTGCGAACGCCTCCTGTGTTAAGCCGGAGGCGTTCCGGATTTCTTTTATTTTCATTGTTTTTCTCCTTTATATTCAATAAATTCGTCGTCTGTCTCAACGAATTTATTGATTTCTTCGATCAGTTCCTCTTCGCTGACCGTCTGGAACTCACCGCACTCGTAAGTTCCGTCTTCGAGACGGTGATCATCGAAGCTTCCGCACACCGGGCAGAAGTCAAATTCTGCGGTGGTTCCGTAGGAAACCTCCCACATCCCGTTTTCCAAACGGGTGTAGTCCGTCCAGAAGCCATACGCTCCACCGTTTGCTGACTTCTCAGAATCATACTCCGAAAAATCATTAAATCTTACTCTCTGGATTCCTTCCAGACTTTTAATTTTTTTTGCTTTTTCCATTTTAAATTCCTCCTTGATTTTTGTTATGCCTTAACTTTGATTATATAATACCACTCATCGGCGTATACGTCAATAGGTTATTTTAGTTTTTTTATTTTTTGCAATAAAAAAAGGCGCGGGGAAAATCCCCACGCCTCTTGATATCTTTTATATTTTTTACTGGCGGTTACACCACTCCTGTAAAGCCTTGACCATCGCAGACGGGTAACTGATCACGCCGTCTACCGGTGTGCCGAGCCTTTTCTGGAGCGCGCGGATGGTCTGCGGTCCGAGGTAGCCGTCTGCGGTCACTCCTGCCCATCTCTGCATGGCTTTGATCAGATCGGAGCCGCCGGACAGCTTGCCAGACCATTCAGCCGCCGCGATGCCAGCACAGTATTTTTTGTTGCTCGTCGGCTGATCGCTGATCACGCCGTCTACTCCAATCTTAAAAATCTCCTGCAAGCGTTTGGTCAGCTCATGACCCCACACACCATCGACTGTGATCGCTTTTGAGGTTGATTCTTTGGCCGCGCCGCCATACGTGCAGAATTTTGAATGGCAGTTGATCCAGCCCGCACCGGAGAGCAGTCGTCCCCAGCTTGTATTCTGAATTTCTGTTACCGTATAGCTACCATGATCCGTGATCATGCCGACGATGCGGCTGTCTGCGTTTGGCTGCTCTCTAATATTAAGGTCGGTATTAACCTTGTAGATACCCGGCTCATATTTTCCACTTGCTGGCTGTTCGGCCGATGCCGCACCACTGATCAGGCTCTTAAACCGCTCCCAATCCCCTCTCTCGATGATCTGGCTCGGGCAGTGCTTGCTGCAGATATCATAGTGGCGGTATACGCGGCTGGCCGGAATACCAGTCTCCCGCATGATCTCTTTGACGACCGCTACCGTGTTCTGAAACGCTTTTTCGTAATTATATCCCGCCTGCACGCACATCTCCACACCAATGCTGCTACGGTTGCCGTAGCGTCCAAACAGGTTATTACCGCCGTAATTAACCCCGACGTGCCAGCAGCCACAGCTGTGCGGTGCCGCCTGATAGGCGGTGTCACCATCATCCACGTAATAATGGGCGGACATATTCTGAAAATTGCCGTTATACTGCGCTCGTGCGTGTGCCAGCGCGTCTGCTCCGGCGGCGAAGTTATCCGTGTTGTGGACTACGATACATTTAGGATCGTTCTCACTGTAAGTATTCGTGTTACTGATTAATGATCTGTCAATTCTCATTTGTCGATGCTCCTTTTCCCAAAATTTCGATTCTTAGGAACATTGTACTCTTTTTCTCACGGCTCTTTGTAGGCTTGTTAGACTACGTATCGGTGATGGCTGTATCTTACGTTTTCCTGCGTTACTTTTGCGTAGATCATCGTGGTACTGATCCGCGTATGACCGAGGAGTTTCTGCAGATCCGTCACGTCCATGCCGTGGTCTATCGCATTTGTAGCTGTGGTGTGCCGGATCAGATGAGGAAATAGCGGTCTCCCGATGCCGGATCTCACGCCGATGTTGTGGATGACCTGCTCTATAGCTTGCTTTTGCAGAGCATGGTAAGGCTTACGTATTGTACAGAAAACGGCATCTGTATCGTCTTTTCTGTACAATACTTCTGCAGAGTGTATTCTGCGCGGGCGTTAAGATAAGAAACTCGGTGTTTGCGGCCTTTTCCGAACAATCTGACTTCTTTCGTGGAGAAATCAATATCTTCTTTTTTGAGGATCGCCATTTCCGAAACACGGCATCCGGTACTGTAGAAAAGCTCGATCATTGCTCTTTCTCGAAGATCAACGCACGCATCCCGTACCATTTCCATCTCGATGCCATCAAGTGGCTCTCGCGGCTTCTCCTCGTACTTAATGGCGTGGATTTTCGCACATGGGTTCTCCGGAATGTAATATTCCCGACAACACCAGTCAAGAAACGTATTGATAACGATGCGCTTAGTGTCAATGGTATGATCCGAGTTCTTCCCAACCAGCCCGTACAAATATAAGCGGATATCGTTTACCGTGATTTTCTCAACTGGCTTGCCGACGGCGTACAAAAACTGTTCCAGATAACATTTGTAAGTTATAAGCGACTGCGGACTCATGCCCTCAATCTTTTTCGATACCATGTAGACCTTATAGCACGCTGGTAAGAGATCATCCGGAACCGCTACATTCCTGCACTTCTTTTCAATATTGTAATCGTCCGAAAAGATCTCCAATTCGTTAAGCACAACTTTCATCTGCTCCGGTGTGAGCTTGCCGTTCAACTTTGTAATAAACTCGGTCGCAAAATCTGCCATAAAAAAACCTCCTTTTGTGGTTCACAAAGGGAGGGTATTGTGATATAATAATACACGTACCCTTTGTGGTGCAGTTTGGAACCGGGTGTGTCTTTGGTCGGATAGCCCGGTTCCTTTTTTTAGTTGCGCTTACATTATACCACGTTGTTTGAAAATAGGAAGTCTTTTTTCAAAAAGCAAGATTTAAGCAAGATTTTTAATAAATTAAATCCGCAGTTGAATGCTTTAAAGTATTACTATTTTATAGAGAACCAATCACTTTAACGTTTCTATCCATAGTAATTAGTTTACAGTTCCCCCATATTGTAAGATTTACTGACACGGTATTATCATGAGAATTTAAAGATGGAACAGCACCTACGCTATTTAAAATATTCGCAACGCCCGACTTCCTCCCAAATGCAAAAATACTTATGTACATGTTATAGTCTATATATAATATTCCTGTCATATGAGCATCTTGTTGAAATTGAAAGGATATCGTTTGTGCCTTGTCATGAGTTTTGCCTGAGTAAATATATATCTTACTATTTAACTCGTTAATAGCTCCCGGGATTGTCTTATTAGTCGTCTCGAGCTGAGAGATACCCTCAGACACGATTTTCTTAGCAATCCATTTCCACAGATTACCGAAAGTAAACTTTTTATTCACTTTGGCTGGGGTGTCGTAGATAAGAACAAGGTCGGTGTCTACCGGTTCTGTTTTTTCTGTGTAGTTTGTGAAATTTGCCATATTAGTTTTCCCCCTTATTGAGCTGATTATTTTCAATATATTCATCAATTGCGGCGATATGCTTTTTCAATTCCGGGTTAACCGCGACAAAATTGCCGCGGTTATTCTGACTGATAAGGTCGCCGGAATCATCCACCTCTGAATAGGTGTAAGCGATCCGGATGCCCTCACCGGTTACTAATTTAGTAAAACTTGTTAAGACTTTCATACGTGCTCCTTTCATGCTATGATTTTCGATTCTACATAATCAATATACGTCTGATAGCCGATTTCGCTGTAGTCCAATTCCGGCTCTTTTTCATATGAAGTTTCGTTCTTTTCCAGTCTTTCTAGCGTGTAATCTGCCTGTTTAGCTTTCAGCTCCCATGAAAAGCTAAGATTTGGTGTTCCTTTGACCAAAAAGTAGTCTGCCGTTTTTTCCTCGATCCACAGGTCGCCGCATCCCTCTTTCTGCAAGAACACGTTATACTTGTCATTTCTCAGCACTGTTTCGCCGAAAATATCGTCAATCTGAACGTAGCACAGGCCGTTTTCGTCCGTTTCCGCTTCTCCGATGTCTCCGAAGAACGGGCTTGGCATCTCATAGCAATACTGGAGACGCTGACCGTAGTTTTCGGTATCTACAATTCTATTTTTGGTTCCAGAAGTATAGATTCCCTCTGTGGTTACACGTGAACCTTTTCCAAGTCCATTTCCTATTACATAGAAGCCGCCGTTTGCATCCTCTTTTCCGGCTTTCATGTATACGCCATAATTCGAGAGTGAATCAGTGACAGAGGAATATCCGGAAAGATCGTCCGTGTAACACATTCCGAAGTGTCCGCTTGTCCACGTGCTACCAATTCCAGCTCCCGTTGATTGATCAAGCAATCGAACGCCAGGGAATAAGTACGGATTCATTTCAAAAATATATTCTTTCCGAGTAACGCCAAGTCCCCAGTTAGCCGTACTGTCAACTTTTACGCCGCCTGTGGAGATTTTGACAGCTTCATTTCCGTTGACCGTGCCTTGTATATAGTCATTTTGTGACTCAAGGTGGATCTGCGTACCATATATGGAACCTTTCTGCAAATTAAAACCGTCTTTGTTCCAGCTTCCGATCTTATTTCCACTGGAATCATACACTTCCGCTTGACCGTTGCCGTTGTTGACTCCGCCAAGTTTTAAGGTTCCTCCTTGTGCGTACGAGAAATTGAGGTACAGTTTTCCATCTTTCAAGAAAACGCCCTGTGCAGCGCCGTTATTGGTGAGTCGGTTAAAAATTTCAAGCTGTGTTAAGGCCTTGTCCAGTGCATCTACCGCGGAGTCATCCGTGTATTTATTCCGCTTCTGCCAGTCCGCAGCCGCAAAATCTCCGCTCTTCCGTGCTGTTACGCAGGTCATGATGTCCGCACTCGTCGAGTCAAACCAGAGGTCACCTACAGAGTACGGAGGTTTTGGCTGGCTTACGAAAATCTGAGCCTTTCCGTCAATGGCATCGTAGACACCGCTCGGCGGCTCTGCTTTCATCTGTTCCCACGCGCTACCGTTGTAGATATAGGATTTCTGCTCGGTCGTGTTGTACCACAGATCACCCTTATGCTGCTTTTTCAGTGCGTCCGTTGTCCACGACTTAGACGGGTCTGTGCTCTGTCTCCAGGTTTCCGCCTTGCCGTCTATCTGCGTCTGCACATCCTCGAGTGTTTTTGCATAGTCTCCCTTGATCCAGCTATTAAGTGAGGAGTCATCCGTGTATTTATTTCTTTTTTCCCAGTCTGCAGCATTAAAATTTCCGCTCTCTCTCGCAGTCGTACAGGTCATAATATCTGCACTGGAAGAATCGAACCATAAGTCACCCACATCATACGGCGTAGTTGGCTGCTTAACGAAAATCTGAGCCTTTCCATCAATCGCGTCAAATACGGCTCGTGGCGGCGTTGATGTCATTTCCTGCCATGCTGAGCCATTATAGATATAAGTTTTCTGGTTCTCTGTGTTGTTCCACAAGTCGCCCTTATGCTGGACTTTCAGCTCATCCGTTGTCCAATTGGCCGCCGGATCAGTGCTCTGCCGCCACGTTTCCGCCTTACCGTCAATCTGAGTAGACAAGTTGGCAATAGTCTCTTTGTAGTCGCCGGAAAGGAAGTTTTCAAGCGCGGTATCGTCTGTATAAGTATCTTTTTTCGCCCAGTCGGACGCATTATACTTTCCAGATGTGCGCTTAACTACGCAGACAAGGATAGTTGTTCCGGTGAACCATGTATCGCCTACGTCATAAGGGGGAATCGGTTCGCCAACAAAAATCTGCGCCTTGCCGTCGATTTTGTCAAAAACATCGTCTGGAACGCTCATTTCATGCCAGCTTCCGTCCTTATAGATGTATTCGACATTGTTAGTCGTGTTATGCCACAAGTCGCCGTTATGAGCCGCTTTTTCGCGTTCCCATACGGTCAGAATGTTTGCGCCGGTGCTGTCTGTGATATTTGCGCCGGTATGGTCCTGCAATGGTTCAGATGTGCTATTATCTGTCCATTGGAGCGCCGGATCTGTTGCTTGGAACCACGTTTCGGCTTTCTTGTCAATCGAATTAGAGATTTCGACAAGCGTTTCTGCATAATCAGTGTAAATGAAGTTGTTAAGCGCAGAATCATCTGTATACTTAACTGCCTTGATCCAATCAGACGCATCATAGGAGCCGGACTGACGTGAGCGCTGGCATCTCATAAGATCGGAAGTGTCATTGCCCACCCACAGGTCACCTACATCGTACGGAGGATACGGCGTAGCTGTAAAAACGCGGCGCTTTGAGTCTGCTGTGTCTTTGGCTTCTGCGGCTTTCTGCATAGCAAGCGTGATATCGGTATCCTGTACGAGCTGCCAGCTCCACGCTGATCCGTCTTTCTGGAAGCGGTACGCATAGCCTTTCGACTTCCAATAGAATAAGTCTCCCTCATGAGCCGTCTTCTTCTCCTCGGTATCCCATTCTTTCGCCGGAACGTTGTTGAGCGTAGGCTCGTAATCGTAATAGAACGTTTCGATCTGACCGTCAATCTGCTTTTGCAGGTTGGAAATCATAGGGTTGTATATATTGCTCTTAAAGTCGTTCAGAGAAGATTCCGCTTTTTTTTCGGCTATATCTGCCACCGTTTCGCCCTGAATGGAAAGAGAAACCACGCTAAGCCGGACTTCTCCCGTCTCAGCATCCATGTAGACGGTCTGTTTTCCGTTTCTGTCCTGGATGATAAGGGTTCCGCCAACTCCCCAATCGAAATTGATGCCGATAGTAGTCATGATCTTAGCTATCATGACTCCATCTACAGTAAATCCACCGTTCCAAGTCTTTCCGCCGTCGGTCGATGCTGTGATTGTATCAGCTGTAATTTTGAAAACACTTTTGGATTCCGCAAGTGTAGGCTTATCGTGCAGATAGTAGATGCTGCTGCCGTCCGGCTGCACTTCGCTTGAAATATAGGTTCCGGGCGCGTTGGAAACCTGTTTTTCGAGAGCGTCCATCTGTTTTTCAAATTCTTTTTTAATAACCTGCTGCTGCTTTTTGAGATTCTGGTATACTTTCGAGCCAGATGTCGCCTTTTGCGACTTTACGGTTTCTGGGCTGTCTGTATCGCATGAAATAGACGTACTGCCAAGGTACGTGTAAGTAATATTGCTCAGAACCGAAAAGAAAAGATTTCCTTTCATATCCTGCACGAAACACGGGTCCATAAACTCAGCAAGCGGGTTTGAAATGTGATCTCCGCTGAAAGTGTAAAATTCCAGACCAACAATAACATTTCCGATTAGCTGCAGTGCCTGTGCTTCTTTGCCGGAAATCAATGGATTTTCGATCAAGAAGCAGTAATCTTCCGAACCTACAATATAAGATTGCTTTTCGTCTCCATCGTCATTCTCCGCCTTAACTCCGGTTATCCGAATCATATCTGTCGAAATGCTCGGATTCTTCTGAAATCCAGAAAAATTCTGTGCGTTCGTGTAATCATACGTGCCATCTGACTTTTTAAGGCCGGAAAAATCATAGCTCTTAATAATAACAGCACCGTTGGAATCGCAAATGGCATTACCGCCAGCAATCATAGCGATATATCCGAGCATGTCCCTGCAGGTAACATTTTCAGAAATTGCATCTACCACGAAATCACCATTTGTGAATTTCGCGCTGCCAGCAACAAGATTACACTGGATGCAGACATCCCGATAGATGTTGAATACAGTCGCCGGAAACGTCGTATTTGCAACGTAACTATCGGATGTTTTCGCCATGTAATCTGCAGCAACAAGAGCAATTGTGGATCCCGGCGTGGTCGGCTCAACTACAGAAAAGATTCCCTCTTTAATTTTTTCTACGCTTCCATCATCCAGCGTCATTCCCGTAAAAAGCGTGATTTCTGCGCCGTAAAAGTCAATGGAATCAAATCTTCCGTCGTAGTTATCCAAATTAAGCTCTATTGTTCTTGAAAGCGCCACACCGAGGGGGAATGAACTTCCCCCATTGGTCGTGATGCTGTTACCGTCAATTCGAAAATCTTTGGACGGATCCAGAGTCAATTTTGTGCCGTTCCGTAAAACCACGTTTGCGTACGCATAACATGCCGAACCGTTTTCTACTTTTTCCCTAAATTCTGTGCTTACATTTTTCATGATGGGTCAATCCTCGTTACCTGGAAACTAAGACTTGTGCATTTTTCCTCGCCCTCTTTGAGGGAATATATCGCTGTGTCAACGTTTGCAACATAAAAAGCATGTGTCTCCCATTTTGCGGTTTTGATATTGAAATAATGGAAATTGAACTGAGACTTGAAAACAGTCTTTAAAAGGATTTCCGTTGCTGCTTCAAGGGTAATATCGGTCCATTTAAGGTTATACGCTTCAATGGTGAATAACCTTGTGTTGACCATTTTGCCGTTCATAAGCCGCCCGGAATCGTCCGAAGATGTTGCTGCAAAAGCAATAGTGTAACCATCTTCGTCAACATCTGGCGGCGTGTAGCCATCAAACTGTAAATGATTTTGTGCCATGTATGCCCTCCTTAAGTCGTAGACAGCTCGAATGGGTTATTTCCACCCTGTATCTGCTGCAGCTTTGCTTCGCTGATTGTTTCCTTGAACAGGACTTTTCTGTCCAACTGTGCAACGAAAGTATAGCTTCCATTGCCTTTTCCAGACTCTTCCCGGACAATCTTACGGATAAGCCCCTCTGGTGCTTCGATATTGTTTCCGCTTTTCTGATCTCCGAGCATTGCCAGAAACTCCTGGTTTGGTGGGATGACCGCACCGGATGCCAGATGTGGGATTCTTCCGATAGTTGGAATATTTACATGCGGAATTCTATTCACGCCGCGGATCAGATTATTGATTGCTCCGATTGCCTGATTAACCATGCTGATGATCCCATTAATCGGAGCACGCACAACATCACCAATTCCGCTCATGATACTCGAAAAGATATTTTTGACGCTCTGCCAAGCATTCCGCCAGTCACCAGTAAACGCGTATTTAATAAAATTCATAATCCCAATAAATACGTTTTTCATAGTTTTGAATATTGACTTAATCAAATCGCAAAGCACCTGCGGAGCAATGCCAGCTACGCCAAAATATTTTACCCAGTCAACAGAGAATAATTTTTTCACCAGTGACATAAATGGAGTTAAAATATAGTCTCCAATCCATTCAATTAAAGCGCCGCATGTATCCGCAAATCCCTGTGCTATTTGTCCTGCACCGGAAAAAGCTTTTTTCCAGTCGCCCGTAAACACACCAACAAGGAAATCGATCAAACCGCCGAGCATATCCAGAATTCCGTTCGCCATTTCTACCGCAGCGCCCAATAAATCAATAGCCGCGTCGCCTAGCCATTGTACAACAGGAGCCAGTAATGGAATTACATTTTGAAGAATCCAATTAATAAGGGGAACAAGAACGTTATTCCAAATTTGCTGTAGCGCATCAATGATTTTTGCGCACACATCAAGGAATTTATCGACAAAATCTGTAAGAGGTCCATTAATCAAATCTTCGAGCCGCGTTCCCCATTCATCGATGATAGGCGCTACATAACTATTATAAAGATCAAGCAATGTTGCTAAAATAGACGCACAGCCTGATTCGATATCATCAATAAATGGCTTAACGCTCTCATCATAAAATGCAATGATTTTGTCGGATGTATCGTTTAAAAAGTCCTCGATAACCTGCGCGAGATGCTGAATAGGTGCGATTGTTTCGTTAATCGCTTCAACTAATTTATCTTTGTTATCAATCCATGGCTGCCAGGCAAGATACATTTTATCGCGCTCGTATCGTGCAAAAATTTCTACAGCCAAGCCGCCTAAAGATGCAAAAATTCCGATAAGATTTCCTGTCAAATCCTGCGCTGTTTGTGTGCCAAACGTTTTTGCAAATACTTCGGCTATCGTTTTTGCGATAAGTCCGAATTCATCTGCAATTTCTGCTCCGACATTGAAAACGTCAACCAAAAATTTCTTGATTCTATCTTTATTTCTGCTCAAATAGCTTTCAAAACCGCCCACAAGATTAACAGCCAGTGTAAGGCCTACGCTTGCTATTGATCCGGCTACGACCCCGAGATTATAGATTACAGATTCTGCAAAGCGTTTCGCGGCTCCTACTACTTCCGGATCTGTGAAGATCTCCACAAGATTCTTTTTGATGGATGCCAGATCCTTTTTCAGCTCTGCAAGCTGCGGTTTGTAATCTCCAAGGCCATCCCAGAAGCCGGACATAAACAGGTCTTTAATCTTTTTCAGTAAATCAAAAACTTTCTGCAGATTATCCAGAAAAGCGTTAGGGATCTGCTCTTCCGTGAACATCGGCGCACTGCCTGTTCCTCCTCCACCGCCGCCAGCTCCCGGGGATTTGCCGCCCCCGCCGCTGCCGGAACCGCTGTCGCTTTTCGAATCCATCTTGTTCAGATCATCGAGAGGAGAAAGGTATTTTTCCGTTGCTTCTGCGGCCGCATCTGCCGCATCTGCCGCGTCGTTGGTTGCGTCCGCTACATCTTCCGCACTCGATGCCGTATCGCTTAGAGATGCCGCGTAATCCTTCTGAACAGCTAATGCTCGAGTATATGTTTTCTTACCAGACAGCATCGAAAAGAACATGCTTACGTAAGTTGCCGCGGTGCTAAGCATGTCGATGAATTTTGACAGAATCGGTGCAATCGCTGTAAGAATCGGCGCAAATGCTGTCGCAAGACTGTTTTTGAGCCGTTCCAAGCTGCCCCACAACATAGAGATAGCCGAGTTGGTTGAGCCGGATTCCTGCGCCAAATTTGACATTCCAGCCACAACCGCGCTTCTCAGCTTATTGAAAAGAACGAATAATGAGCGGATGCCTAGACCGTATTTTAGCAACGTCATAATTCCGTTTTTGGCATTTCCCGCCGCGCTTCCGGTCTCTTTCAGCGAATTTGCGGCTTTCCTTCCGCTGTCAGCCACTTTTTTATTTGAATTTGCCAGCTTTTCTCCGTCGCCAGCGGCTTTTTTTGTTGCTGCGCTGCTTGCTGATTTCGAATAATTATCAATGCTGTCTTTTACGCCGTCATATGACGTTTTCAGCCGGTCATTGATATTTGCCAGCTTTTCTTCTTCCTGCGCCAGTTTTTCCGTCGACGCTGCTGCTTCTTTTGTAGGTTCGGTATTAATCGTTGCAGTACCGGCTTCTTCCATCTCACGCATTTTGTTTGCGACCGAATCGTATTTGTCACGTAAAAAGTCAAGGTCAACCGCAAGCTCTCCCATTTCTGCCGTCTTACTTCCGTCATCATTCGACGACCAAAGTTCATCCCATTTTTCTTTGGTAATCGAAATTTTCTCATCCAATTTCGCAAGTTCTGACTCAAGCTGTGCGTACTGCTGGGTTGGAGTTTCTGATCCTAGTGCGGACGTGAACGCTCTTCCTGTTTCTTCAAGATCCTGCAACTCACCTTTTGCATATTCAATTGTTTTTGCGAGCTGGTCAATATCATACTGATAGCTCTTATACTTTTTGCTGTCTTCACTTCCGCCCAGCGCCACAAATTTTTCCTGCGCATAGATTAGTTTGTCCATCTGCGTCTTAGCAGACTCTATCTGTGCCTGAATCTCTTTGTATTCGTCGGTCGGTATCTGCTGTTTTCCGAGTTCAGCAACCTTTTCTTTGAGCTGTTCGACTCTTTTTTCCTGCTCTCTGTACTGATCGTTCAGCTTCGAGAACGCGTTCGCCTGTTTGTTGAGTGATGCTTTGGCCTTGTCTCCAAGACCATTAATAGACGAGATACACTGCCGCACATTCGCTTCCAACTCCTTACTGCCAGCTTTTGCGCCGTTGGTGTCAATCTCCGTATCAATGATGATATAGCCGTCAGCCTGTCCCGCCATGCGTTTTTCCTTCCTACCGTGTAACTTTTAACGGTTTGTGCCGGTGCTCCGTATGCTCCGGCAGTTATTTTGATATTCCAAAAAGCTCTCTAAGAGCTGCTTTTTCTTCTTCGCTTCTCTGGCCGCTTGCCGATTTGAGATCGATGATAGCCTTATTATCCCTGTAATATTCCTGTTCCCACTTGTCCAGTTTCTTTCCTTTGGCTTTTTTATCTCGGATACTTACCACAGTTGCGAACGTGCCTTCCCCGATCTCCATGTAGAAAGCAAAAAAAGTCCACCAGTGCAGATACTTCTGACCGCGCACATCTTTTCCGGCAACCTTATTGATGGACGGAATAATAATGGTTGCATCCTGTATCCAGTCCATTAATTTTGGCCTTTTTCGCTTTGTGTCCTCTGAAAAACCGCAGTCAATAAATTCACATGCTTTTTCCGCAGCTTCTTCCCATTCTCCGGGTGGCATATCGTCAAAATCAATATAGAGGATAGCTAACATACTTATGACCTGTTCCGCCCTCTTTTCGTCCTCGGTCATATCTGGTTCGAAAATCTCGGGATCGTTCATACATTGCAAAATATCCAATACCACTCGATAATCTGAGCGTATTGGATATTCTTTTCCTGCAACGTTGAGCGATGTCGGAAGGCTCCACGCGTCCATTATTTACGATATTTTGTAACGTACTTATTCATACGTGTTCGAACTTTCTTCGCCCTGTGTTCGGTCTCAGTTTCGATCACGCGGCCGATAGCGTCAACAACTTCTTCGAAAAACAGCTTTCCAGAAGCAAGCGGAGAGAACGGGCCTAAGATGCTGAAAAATGATTCTTTCGAATCCGATCCGATCAGATAGGAAAGCTCATCAGCAACCATGCTTTCAACCTTTTTAATGTCCGCCGGTTCGTTTTCCGGCACTGAAAAGCTGTTCAGATGTTCTACAACCTCATCATATCGTGAGATAAGATTGGTGTCGGATGGTCGAAAATCAAATTTCCCGTATACATGGCCCTGCTTATTTTTGATGTAATAAGTTTTTAAGCCATCATCAATAATGATATCGTTACTCTGCGGTTTTACGAGTTTGTTGCTCATTGGAAAGCTCCTTTCTATTCGTGTGTGATCTTACGCCAGGGATGTGCTTCTATCGGAAGCTGGCGCTGCGCCCTCATTAAATTCCGGAGTTCCGGTTTTAAGAGAAGCTGCGCTTACGTATCCTTTGGTGAATTTGCCATCCTCGGAAACGGCAAACGGGATATTAAGGCCTGCAGTATCGCCGCCGTAAGACTGCGGTTTTACGATGACCTCACGCACGTACGCAAGATGATTGGTCGCCGCTGTGTCCTCCACGATGACTTCCAGCATAAGGGTTTTACAGGCATCGCCTTTTTTACGTTCAAGGGCGATATCTCGCAGTACCGGATACAGTTTGTTATCCGGGTCAGCATAGAACGGATCAGCGTCCATAGACGGCTCATATCCGTTATCTCTCGTTTTGGTCTGCCCGAGAATATTTTTGGTTGTTTCGGTGTCCGGGTTAAGTTCCACGGACATATCCTCGATGTCGTCACCTACCAGCACCCAGCTTGCGGATGCCACGACTCTCTTGAATGTCGAATCGAGGTAAGTGGCCATTGCTTCACGCTCAAGTTTAGACATGTTTTTTCCTTTCTACCGCGTAACTTTTCGCGGTCAGCGGCTGCCGAATCGGTGCCGGTATGATTATTTTTTGAATTTTTTCCGATATTTTAAGGACATACTGATAACCCAGTCTTCCACTTTGTTCTCCGCCACCGTATCAAGATAAGATGGCGTAAGACGGGTTATAGATTCAATAACTCTTCCTTCCGTAAGTGCAGGGTAAGAATTCAGATGATATTCTTTCCCATCCACCTGCACGGGCTGTTTTTCAAGCCACTTTCCGAGAGTGTCCAAAAATTCCTTGATTTCTGTCTTAACCCCCGGCGTTGTAGGCGCGGAACGGTACACCACAAAAAACGGGTAATTGCAGAGCTGATCTACCAGCCCGGTGACCGATTTCTTTTCCGATGCGACAACTGCCCCACTCACCGGATAGAATGCGATTCCG